TCACAGTTAACCCTGACAAAATCACCCAAACTAATCCCTGAAGACTCTAAATACCGCGCTCCATCAAGGCCGCGAATAAGTACAGGGTCTTCCAGTGTAGGGGTCTCATTTACAGCGTTTGTATTTGCCTGTGAGAGAGTTGTTACAGGGTAGCTCTCAGAAAAGCCGGTCAATAAATCATTGCCACCCGAGGAAATAAATACAATTCGATTGCGGTCAGATAAATAAGAACAAGTCATTTTACATAATACCCCGATAAAGTCTCATCCCATATAAGCGTAAAAGATAGGCCGCTAGGGATTGTGTTAGGCTGATTTTCAGGTGTAACAGATAATGTAACCACCGAATCAGCCGCGTAAATTGTCACCTCCCTCGGCAAGCCATTGGGAATAGTTATAGTCCTAGAGCCTGTTACCCTTAAGCTTGTATCGGTCTCCAAAACTGTATAATCTTCATCAACGGTTTTAGAATTGCTACCATTAGGCTGCGAACCCAAAACAACCACGCCACCTGATACTTCAAATACACCCAAAAACTCTCCGTCATTGCATACTGCATATAGCAAATCACCAGTATCAATTTCATTAATCTTCGTAAGAAAATAATCGTTCGCGGTAATATCCGCATAACTATCATCAGTCTCATACGTAAAAAAACGAGGCGCAGACGAATTCGCTTGCGCACTCAAAGGGAGGAATTTGTTTAAATCAAAAGCCATTTTAATCTCCAAGGCAAGCCAGGATAATCAAGACAGCTACTATTACTTCTATCATATAATCTCTGGCGTATGTTTATTTCCTTGTAGCTGCTCGTACATCTTGCGCACCCTCGCAGCATACTCGGGGTTTTGCATCTTGCGGTTTCCATGCTCATCTACCGCAAACTGCATTTCATTAATCTGCTCCATAGTCACTTGAGGGGCGGGTGGTTGTTGATGTGAAGTGCCTTGTGGGGCATTACCCGTCTTATCCATAATCATCTCAAACACCTCAACCATCCCCGCATCCGTTAAACCGGCAGCAAATTTGTTATATAAATCTTCAGAACCCAACTGAGCTTTAGCCCATGACGCTACATTCTGTAACCGAGCCTCACCCTTATCACCTAAAGCTTTCATCTGTTCAGCAACATGGTCAGCAGCTAACTTCTCATCAGCCTGAATATTAGCTAACTCCTGCTCTACAAAGCGGTTAACGAACTTATTATAAGTATCATTATTCATGCCTGACTCTTTAGCAAACTCGGTAAAGTCTTTAAGTAAGCCATCTTCAGGGTCTAACTCATACTCCACACCTTCCGCGAGTGTTACCTCATAATCATCGGGCGCACCAGTAAAGCCACCAAACTGCTTTTCTAAGTCCACATAAGCCTTAGCTTGGTCTTCCACAGTCTTATACTTGTCAGCCTTAAACCACTCAGGAGTTTCCTCTATAGGGGCTTCCTCAACCTGATCAACAGGTGTATTAGTTGGCGTTGTTGTTACTTCGTTAAGTAAACTTTCTTCTGTCATTTTGTCACCTCTAACAGTTTAGTTTTGATTAAATGGAAAATACTCGGCTTATCCTCTATCTGTGCAGCTTTGTGCATGGATAGAATAATACGCCTTACAAAGTTCTTCTCACCCTCGATTAGCCCCGCTTCAAACTGCGTAGACTGAGGGTTAATGGATGGGGTTAATACATGATTATCCACCCAATACTCTAATAGCTTCTTTCCTTGCTCAGTATCAAAGACGGCATAAACCATCTCAGACACCTTACCTTCTGCTTTCTGAAACTCCGCTAACGCGTCACTCTGAGTCTCAAAAATATCAAGGATGTCGTCACTCACTCATTTGCTCCTGTTGTGCGGCCTGTGCTGCCATATCAGCAGCTTTAGCCATTTCTTGCTGTATCTTATCGCTAGACTTCAATAAATCCTTATCAATGCCATACGCCTCACCCAGGTGCGTAGGAATCTTGCTCGACTCAACCATAGCCATAGCCATCTCTGGGCCATAAATACCTTGCAAAGAAGCGTAGTAAGACATAAAAGACTGAGCCTTCTCTACATCCATAGCCTTAGCAATCGGTGATACATAACGGATTTGAATTAACTTACCATCTACCTCGGGTAAATCAGCAGGGATACGACCTCTACGCTTTAAGATAGAGATAATCCTACGCACCAAAGGATAGATGTACTCAGGATATTGACGGCTAAACGCACTACCCGCACGCCTTAAATCAGCCTGATTCCTTAAGATATTCTCTGTAGCAGTCCTTACAGGGTCTTCTAAGCTACCGAGAGGGTCAGCGAACAAGGCAGCGTTAATAACATTCTTCTGCTTTTCATAAACCAACTGCTCAAACTGTGGCGCACCACCTAACTCCAGAGGTCGGAGGGTAGGGTTAGCCGTAGCATTAGACGCAACAGGGATGATAGAGCCTGGTTGGAATGTGGCTGTGTAAGGGTTAAAGACTTGATCTGATACACCCGTCCAAATACCTGTCACCGCAATAGCAGCAGCTCGTAGCGCAAACTCAGCCATCTTATTCACTACTCGGATGGTAGGTAATACCTGAATAACTGGCCCGCGACCATAATCCTCACCCGCAACCACTTGCCAACGAGGGAATACAGCAGGAAGCTCATCATAAGCTTGAGTGAAGATTAATTCTTTCTCCCAAATAACTACTTGATGAAAGCGCTTATCTTTTTGGTTAAAGATAGTACCATCTAGGATTTCAATGTCTTTGTTAGACGTATCCTTTGAAGAGGAATCAATGACTTGGCGCATCTGAGAACTAATCTCAGCTCTAGGCCATGTACTCTCTACATTGCGTGGATTCATCTTCCACTTGCGCCAGAAGCCATTGATCTCACCGTAAGCGCCAACCTCAACGCAGAAGTCAGGTAAAGGAATGGCTGAGAAGTTGAGTAGTGGCGATGTCACCCCGTCACCCTCATCAATCATCAGGCCGCCCATCCCAATACCCAAATCCATGTACATCTCTGTACTCTGAACATCAAAGTTAGAGCGCTCAATTTCCTCAAAGAAAGGGTCTTCCACCTCATTCTCTAAAAGCTTATTTACCTCAGCTCTCTGCTCATCATCCTTAATCCCTGAACCTGCCTCAAACTTAATCCAGTGTTGGTTAACAGGGGTAAGACCTGCTTGCATACGAGAGGCGAAGGTTTGTAGACCGCTTACCGCGGTGTCATCGAATACGTGTCGATTCTTGTGCTGGCCTGGCGAGTATTGTGTGAATGTATCTCTTTGTGGGGATGCGAAACGAAAGGCATCTTGATACAAAGAGCGCCACATTTCCTTGCGCCCTTGGCATGAGTTGTATCGGCTCTTGAGGTCGCCAACCGTACCTAATCCGGCAGGGGCTTCCATTATGAAACGCCTAATTTATTCTGCAGACTATTCTGCTGCTCAATCAGAGACATACGACCACCCTGTCTACGCTTGAGGCCCGCAATATTCTCACGCTCAATATCTTTCTCTTCAGCCATTGCTTTTTGGGTTTCACGCCTCTGATCTGCAATTAAACGCCTTTGGAGTTTTGCTTGGCGCTCTGCGGAGCTTCTACCTGTGCTCATGATAAATACCTATAAAGTTGATAAGGGGTAAAGATAAACGGCTTCCGAATACCTAGAAAGCTCTTAACCACCTCAACACAATTAAACCAACATATATGACCACGTATTTTATCATAATCGGGGTTTGTTTCATACGGTAGCACAAGGCTAGGCTCTGCGAGTAAATCCGTAACATGAGGGCAGATAGATTTAGACCATATTGTTACATCACTAAACCCGAGATAAGGCTGCACTTTCACCCATGAGTGACCACAGTCCTTAACATAGTAAACATGACTAAAGCCTTTCTTAAGAGGTAGCCACCAAAACCTACGCCCCTCACAGAAGATTACATAGCCCTTAGTCGAATGGAGACCATCCTGCATTTATCACCACCGGTCTTTGATTCTCAAAACCTGCTGACCTAACAGCAGTAACACCCTCACCCAACATCACAGCACCATACTCCAAAGCCTCAACAGGGTGGGAATACTGATTCTTATCAGGCTCTTCCGTGTATCGCTCATGAGAAGTGGATAGCTGACGATACCTGAAACCACCCATCAACCCCTTACGTATCATCTTGCATTTAGGGGAAAGCTCAAACGCAGGGCGACCATCCATACACAAACGAGTCATTGGGCCACGTAGAGACTGTCTACGAATACCAGGCTTATTTGTGTTACACGGATGACAAACCAATCCCTCAGCCCTCAGCATGAGAATAGGCGTATCATCGGTAGCTTGACCTTTACCCTCACCTGCGGGGTCTCCCGAACCTTGAAACTCAAAGCCAGGATAGTTCATATCTAAATAAGTCTTAAACTCTCTACCAAACATAGCAGCAGAGAAGTCATCAGTCACAAACTCATCAAAGCAATAGATACGACCCTTGTTATCTCTCTGCATTAACGCAGCAGCAGGGGTACGCCCAAAGTCATAACCCACCATAATAGGGTAGCTTGGATCAGGCTCTTTATGCTCACTAAGGCAATGTACAGTGTCAGAATACTGAGGATGAACAGGCTTACCATCAGCAACAAATCCATACTGGTTTGCCACGTTGACCTTAATCCAGTCATCCGTTGCGCCCTTGGTAAGTGAGTTATAATAGCCGTCAGGAAGGTTATTAATATTCTCTGCATCGGGATTAACCCTCCATACGTGCTGACCATTAGGGTGTAATTCGTCAGTGAGGAAGGCAGCAGGGGGTTGTTTGTAGAATGCAAAACCTTCTGGCTTATCCTCTTCAGCTAGTTTATAGAGCCACTCACCCTCATCAGGAGCGTTGTAGTCCCCTATGATTCCTGCCCACGTACAACCACCTTGAGATTTTTTAGGGTAACGACCAATACGGCCACGCATCTGCATAAACAAACGATAAGGGAGTTCCTTAGCTTCATTCATCCAAATACCGGTTAACTGCGTACCCCTCAGCTTCCTCTCATCTCCCGGTCTATCCAAAGCTAGAAAGCTA